TGTTGCTGTTGCTGTTGCTGTTGCTGTTGCTGTTGCTGTTGCTGTTGTGCTGCTTGTGGTTGCTGTTGTTGTACTTGTGGTTGCTGTTGCCATTGTTGTTGTTGTTGTTGTACTTGTGGTTGCTGTTGCCACTGTTGTCGCTGATGTTGTTGCCACTGTTGTCGCTGTACTTGTGGTTGCTGTTGCCACTGTTGTCGCTGCTGTTGTTGCTCATTATTCCACTCCGTCCACTGCCTACTACCAAAACCATAAGGATTTCTTAGCATTTTTATAATGAGATATATTATATATTATATATATATATTATATTTGTTTTCATTTTTTTGATTCCTGATGGTTTCTAAATATTCAAAATCCATTTTTATTATATAATTATTGAGGATTTACAAGTTATGAGGAATAAATTACATACATAGTGAAAATTCAATTCTATCAAACATAATGGATTTTACAATTACAGTTATATTTTGAAACATACTAAGCGAAAGATTGGTTGGTAATTCAATTTGATATTTTGCATGTAATTCTTCGATATAAACTACTAACAAGTCATTATTCATTTCAATTACAACTCCATTGAATGTATCGCCAACATCTGTACGTTGATAAATATTATATTTTTGTATAAATTTATAGATTTTGGATTGTTTGGATTCAGCATCATTCATATATTTCACATATTTTGGAATATCTACTACTATGTCTTCCTTAAAATTAACCCATTTTAACAAATATTGATTTAATAGATCACATGCGCGATTCATTGGTGATGTAAAATGAGTATAATTATTACTTCCAATTCCATAATGAAAACTGTTTTCATTGCTATATTTGCCGCGATTTATGATTTCCTCCAATATAAAATACAGTAATGGTGTCTCGTATTTTTCAACAAAATCTATAATTTCACCTCGATTACTGGTATCAATTGTTAGATCCGGGTGGTAATGTTTAATATAATTATTCAATAATTCAAATTTATTATTTTCAGGAGTAAGATTAATTCGATAGATTGAAGCAATTTCAGAAGACATGATTTTATTCACATACAATAACCAATATTTGACAGCGTTTTGTGAAATCGACCTAATTGATAAATCAAAGTCATTCAAATACTTTTTAATATGCATCGCACTTTCGCATAATATAGATAACTCTTGATTATACAATTTATCAAAATCGACGAGATCATCTGCTTCTTCATATGTATATCTCATACAAGAACGAACAGTTGAATAATACCAATCAACAAATTGTATTTCATTTTCATTATAAATGAATTCCAGTGTAATAGCATATGTATTTTTCAGTGGTAATATAGAACATATAAAATCAGAATAAACTTCGGGTAGCATCCCCCATTTGTTTTTCTCTCCGATAAATGAATTTCCGCGTTTAATAATCGAATCAAAATTAGGATGACTTGGATTAATATAGTGTACTACATCACTTATATGAACATATATATGAGCAATATCGTCAATTGTTTGGATACTAAACCCACGCTCACAATCATTGCTAATAACTGAATCAATAGTAAATACAGTATGATGTGTTAAATCGCGATGTTCTTTATTGCCTGCACGTGTATATATGGGTTCTTTCAAACTAGAACGAATTTTATTTAAATTGAATTTTTCTTCTACAATTGTATCAATTCTATCATTAATAATTTCGACAAGTTCTCCAATTATAATATTATTTTCTTGGCTAGTAATTTTAATTTTAATCCAATTGTTTTTTGGAATGTCATGTCTAGTTTTAACATTAACCAATGCATCTCCTAATTCATATACATGAACCGATAAATCATAATTGTATTCAATTGTATTACTGCACACTTCATGTATAATACCAACAAATTCTTTTCCGATTATTTCGTCCATATTATATAATAAATATAATAATCATATATTTATTATCTATTTTTGTTATATATTTTAGATCAGAAAACTATTATCTTTTTTTTTTGTTTTATTTAAAGAGGTTGTTCTCTTACTATTTGTTTTTTTTATGTATTGTTTTGTTTTTTTGGGTTTACTGTCAATGTTCTCTTTTTCAGTTTGAAACGTGTATTTCAAAAACCATTCATCATATTCGCGTGTTCCGCGTTTATCTTTTAATTCACGATATTTTTCTACCTTTTCAGCGCGAATGTTCTCAATTGTAGGTTGTTTTCCATAACAATTAATACTAAAACGTTCTAGTAATCCGCGTTGAGATAAACGGTTTGTTTGTTGTACATCGAATAAAAATTTCGCAATACATAAAATGCGGTCCTTAAAAAAATAGGGTTGTTTGGTATAATAAAATGCAAGATAAAAACTTAAAATGGTATCAATTGTAGCGATTTTAACATCAAACTCGTTGATTTTTATTATATTATAGTTATGACATGCAATTGGCCGATAAATAAACGCCATAGTATCTTTTTTAATACGAATTTCAAAATGTTCTGGTATAAGTTCTCCAATTGCTGCGTGTTTAACTATCTTAACGTGTTTGAATCCCTTTTCTCTCAAATTTTCAACAACAATATTTGCGGTTTTTTCAGGTTCTTCAGAAATAACATCAAAATCGGGTATTTGTCGTACCAAATGACGTTTATTTTTTGACATATATTTTGAATATAAACTACTAGCATACCCACCAAAGAAAACAACTCCTTGTTTTATTAAAGAATCGCGAACAATATAATATAATTTATTTGAATTTTCTGAATCGTTCTCCATATTTCTTTGGAAATCGATATTATAGCAATTAATATTTGGATCCAATGGATAATATTTATTTAGAAGCGTTAACCGTTTTAATACCTTTTCCCAGCGAGATACATCACCCATTGGACGAGACAACTCTAAATACATATTCATGCGTAAAAAATTAGGAGGAGCATACAAAATCCCATCGACTTTAATCGCTTCTTTTTGAATAGAATCAAATATTTCTGAATGTAAATATGTTATATCCGCAATTGGAATAAAATTAACAAACACTTTGTATGTGCCATAATGCATACCGGCTTTCGCTTCAACTTCTGCAAACCCTGAATTATGATATATATCTGCTAATTCTTTCGCATGATCTAATGCACGTGAGCTATAAAAATCATAATCTGGTATTTCAATATCACGATCATAAAATTGGGCTTGTTTTGGTAGAATATTATTTATGGCAGTACCACCATAGCAAATATTCTGTTTTTTTCTTAAAAAGTCTTCCAATATAGTAATCATTTTTTTCACTTCTTCGCTATTCGCAATTTTTTCTGATATAATTTTATCATTTTCATCAACAGCCTCGCGTAAAATAGCCAATTCACATTCTTGAAATGTCATGGATGAATTGCAATGTTCATTATTATATTTTTTTATATTTTTTTTATTAATTGAGGTAGATTCCATTATCTTATATAGATCGTATATAATAAAATAATATTTTTATTCGTATAACCAGATAATTACTTTTGCTGTTCCAAATATTTTAGCATTTTTGAAATAGGTACAAACGCAGATCTATGTTTACTAAACGCTTGTTCGTAATTCATTAGATTTGTATCATTCTCATAAAAACGATAACAAACAATTTGAACACCATAATCGGCGACTAAAGTATCAAAATTCGGGTTTCTTAAAATACCAAATATTTTCATACTTGTTCCTGTGTCAGGTATTACCATTTTATAATTAATTGTATCTGTACTTAGTCCATCATCATGAACAAGTGGCGGGGTGATCGATTGGCTTGTTATGCGACCATATGAATATATGCGTAAATTATCACCACCACTTTCCATATTCATATAATTATCAAGATTATAGCATGGTACATTTATATCTGATTTGCATTTGGGATATTTCATATATTCAGGTGAAGTTGTTTTATCAATAATAAAAATAATTTTTCCCATTAATTCCGATATTTTTGTATCACCTGAAACTTTACCATCGTATAAGCGTGGTTTTAGATTCGAATCAATTATCATTGCAATTTTTTCAAATAATTCTTTGTTCTTTGTTTTGATTCTTAAATTAATAAATAATGGATCACCTGGATTTGGCGAAGGAGCGATAAATGCACTATTGGCTATTATCTTAATTACATCGATAAATTTTATTTTATTACTACTGTCTATATTTTTGTATGCAGAATCGGTTGTATATGCTACATATGGTATATCGCCAACAAATAATATCTCGAAATCTAAAAATCGTACTCCTCTAGATAATACAAAGTTAATCATATCAATGTTCAGATAATTACCCGTTTGGGCGGTATTATAGGATGCTTTAATACAATATTCGCGCAATGGTAAATTTGCATTTTCAACTTGATAGTTTGCTATTCCACCGATATTTTTGTGCTTGTTTGCAGATTTTATTTCAGAGTTCTCAGATGAAAATCCTAAAAATCCCTCATTCGTCATTTGGATCTTGATATCAGTGCGTTTTTGTAATAATCGTATTAAAATATATATAGTAATGAAAATAATAATCAATATTATAATCTTTTTTAAATTTGACATTTATTTTATGTTAATATTATAATATAAATTATAGTTATATTATAATATAAAACTCATGCCAGGTGGATTACTAAATATTATCTCAGAAGGAAACAATAATGTAATATTAACTGGTTCTCCGACTAAAACTTTTTTTAATATAACATATTCTAAATATACAAACTTTGGTTTGCAAAAGTTTAGATTAGATTATGAAGGTAGTCGCGATTTACGTTTAACCGAAGATTCTGTATTTAAGTTTAAAGTGAAGCGATATGCTGAATTATTAATGGATACTTATGTCGCAATTACAATACCAGATATTTGGAGTCCATTATATCATCCATGTGAATCAACCAATGATCAATGGGCGCCATATGATTTTAAATGGATTAAAGATTTAGGTTCACATATGATTCGCGAAGTATCAATTACATGTGGAGGTCTTACCCTACAAAAATATACTGGTGAATATTTTGCATGTATGGTAGACCGTGATTTTAGTGCAGAAAAGAAAAACCTATATAATCAAATGACAGGGAATATAAATGAATTCAATGACCCAGCGAATGCACATTCTCGTATAAATTCTTACCCTTCATCATTTTATTCATCTAGTTCTACTGGTTCGGAACCATCGATTCGCGGTAGAACATTGTATATTCCTATAAACAGTTGGTTTACATTAGATAGTCGTTGTGCATTTCCGTTAGTAGCATTACAATACAATGAATTAGAAATAACTGTTACAGTAAGACCGATTCAAGAATTATTTCAAGTACGTGATGTTTTTGATCCAGATAATTTATTTCCATATTTACAACCAGATTTTAATCAACCACAGTTTCAAATGTATCGATATTTACAAACACCGCCTTCTGTATTTATGGATTCGAGTTATTATGAGAACAAAATAAACATTTGGAACGCTGATATTCATCTAATCGCTACTTACTGTTTTCTATCAAAAGATGAAGCTCAATTATTTGCAGCAAAAGATCAATTATATTTAGTAAAAGATATATTCAAATACGATTTTGAAAATATTACAGGCTCAAAGCGGGTTAAATTAAATTCGACTGGAATGGTAGCAAATTGGATGTTCTATTTACAGCGAAACGACGTTAATATGCGTAATGAATGGAGCAATTATAGCAATTGGCCATATGGTTCTTTACCATCTGATATAGTTATAGCACCTTCTACAATACCGGACAAATGGTATCAAAATGCATTGAATCTTGGTATAGTTAAAGGACCGCAATATAACAAAGATGGTAGTATTACAGGATTTTACACAACAGGTGATTATACTTCTGTTAATGAAAAAAATATATTAATTACCATGGGCATATTATTGAATGGAGAATATAGGGAAAATACATTAACTAGTGGCGTATTTGATTATATAGAAAAATACATAAGAACACAAGGTTCCGCAAAAGAAGGGTTATATTGTTATAATTTTTGTTTAAATAGTAGTCCATTCGAATATCAACCATCCGGAGCAATAAATATGAGTAAATTCAAAAATATAGAAATGGAAATTACCACATATGCTCCCGAATTTGATAGTATCAATTCAAGTTTTAATATAATTTGTGATGGAGATGGGAATGCAATTGGTGTTAATAAACAGAATTGGCAATTGTTTGAATATAATTATAATTTAACTGTATTTGAAGAGCGGTATAATATATTATCATTTGTTGGCGGAAATGCGGGATTAATGTATGCACGATAAAATTCGGAATAATAAGAAAACATATATTATAATACTATAGTATAGAATATACGATATTATTATAAATGGATACAGAAACTACTATATGGAAAAAAAATAGATTGGAAGAAAAAGATTTAGCTAATGGAGAACAATACAATAAAATAGAAGCATTTCAAAATAGCATGAATGATTTTCCAGAAATAATAGAGGTTGAAAAAAAAATCAAAAAAATTAATAAAAAACGAAAAGGGTTTTCAAAGAATCCTATATTAGAAAGCATTTATGACGTAGATGATCCTAATACTGTTTCGGATACAATTGAAAATTTTGAAACAAAACAACTACCCAAAAAAAATAGTAAACCTGTATCTAGTCCTTCATCAAATGAAACTGCTAAAAAAAATACAAAAGTAAAAAATATGATAGAAATTGCTAAAAGTTTAAATGATGCATTGGCGCTAAAGAAGAGAGATTTTGCTGATAACGAATTAAAAAAAGAAATCAATGTAATCAAGGGATTTGAAAAGGCAATAAAACAAAAATCAAAAAATGACAGGTGGTGTAAAGATAACCCACAAACCATGTTTTTAACCTCATTGCGTTCTGTTATTTTATATGTTAAATATCCAATTATTTACATTGATTATATTATAAAAAAATTGGGAATTATTATATCAAAAACTTTATCTAAGAACAAAGCGAATGATTCAGATAAGCGTGTAGTAATTAAACGGTTGAAAGAGTTTATATATCTGTTTATAAGCTTATTTATTGTTTATAATTGGTTTTTTATTTGGTGTTTTAAATATGATGATGGAAAAGATGGAGAACATGTAATTACAAAAAGCATTAATATAAATTTATTCGAAAATTCAGAATGGAGTATATTGAAATTTATGAATAAACTCTTTAAATATTTATTTGAATTTATCATAGCTCCAGTAGCATTATTTGACTATTTATTTACAATAATTTCACCGGTCGGATTAGATTACATTAAAACTGTTAATATGAAATGGGTATTTTTATTTATAATAATTTCAAGTTCATTCACAAAAGTTGGGGGTTATTTCAAAGATTTATTTTTCCAATCATTGCAAGTTTGTTTTGCAAGAGATGTGCCAGGAGATACTTTTGGTAAAAATTCAGCTTCTTTTACTACCTATCCATTTTTACATACATTGATTGCTGGTTCTTATATAAAATCCTTTTGGGAAAATTTCGAAATTCCCATATTCCTTTTTATAGCTGTATTTAATGCAATCGGTGGATTGATTCGTATGATGTTTTCCCACTTTTGTGTATCTTTGGCAGCGATATTTGTTTGCATATATTTGTTTATCTATTCATTTTTAGCTATACCAATTTATTCGAAAAAATCAATAAGTGAAACCATGAAACTAATTGAAAAATTTATTAGAGAGTCTATTATAGAAAAGCCGGAATTAAAAACATGCAATGCTACGGAAGAATGTAAAACCAAAACATTTTTGGATTATATAATCCAGTTTTTACAAAGTATCACGAATGTAATTTATATGTATGTATTTTCGATAGGAATTATATTGGTTCTGTTTAATTCTATTATAGTGTATGCTTTAGAATTAGATAATCATGATCTTAAAATGTCATTAATTATGATTTCATTAATAATGATGCTTTGTATAGGAATTTCGAAATTACAAAAATTTGGTGATATTTTTTTCAATAAGTCTGAGTAGCTAAACAATAAAAAAGAATAAAAAACAATATAGAATATTTTTATCTATTATAATAGATAACAATATACTTTGAATGACTAAGAAGAAATCGCAAACGAAAAACATGCCACTTGTATCGGTATGTACTCCGACATTTAATCGTCGTCCATTTATTCCAATTATGTTTGAATGTTTTCGAAATCAAACCTACCCAAAAGATAGAATTGAATGGATTATCATCGACGATGGAACAGATAAAATAAAGGATTTGGTAGATTCAGCAAATATTCCACAAATCAAATATTTTCAGGTTGATAAAAAAATGACATTGGGTGCAAAGCGAAATTTAATGCATGAAAAATCAACTGGCGCAATATTGGTTTATATGGATGACGACGATTATTATCCTCCTGAACGAATTCAGCATGCTGTAGAAAAATTGCAAGAACGAAAGGATGTTCTTATTGCAGGATCAAGTGAATTGTATATTTACTTTAAACATATACAAAAAATGTATCAGGCTGGTCCATATGGTCCGAATCATTCAACTGCGGGAACATTCGCATTTAAACGCGAATTGTTAAGTATGACTAGATATAACGAGACCGCCGCATTGGCAGAAGAAGCCGAATTTTTAAAACAATATTCATTTCCAATGGTTCAATTGGACCCGTTAAAAACGATATTAGTGTTTTCTCATATACATAACACTTTTGATAAAAAAAATTTGTTATTAAATCCGCACCCTGACTACATGAAAGAGTCAAATAAAACCGTCGAGATGTTTATTAAATACAAAGATGAGGATAAAATCAAAAAATTCTTTCTTAAAGACATTGATCGTTTATTAGATAAATATAAACCAGGCGATCCTATAATGAAACCTGACGTGTTAGAACAAATTAAAGAAATTACTGCAAAACGAGAGAAAATGATGAGCGAACAAAATGATCAACATATTATGATGGAAGTACCGGGTAAACCGCCAGTTAAACTTGGATTACCTGAAGCTGTAAATATGATTAATTCTATGCAGCAACAAGGACAAGAACTTATTCGTAAAAATAACGAATTAGAAGGTATAATTTCACAGTTGCAAAAACAATTGGTTAAATTTCAAATGCAGGGTAATATCGGAACTCCAATATTTGATACTCCATCGATGCAATCAAATGAAATAGACAGCATTCGCAAAGAAAATATAGAATTAACAAACAAAGTATTAACTCATATCAATAACGAAAAATTATTAAAAATGGAAATTCAAGAATTAAAAAATAAAATATCAACTCTTGAATTAAAACCCGCGCCATCTAATATTAAAAGTGAACCTACAATAAAACCAATTGAAATTATAAAAGAAAAATCGAAATTGGAACCTGAAGTTAAAGTAGTCATATAAACTATAATTCATCAAATATTTCTTCGTCAATGCATGCATCCGTATCTTTCTTTACATTTTTGTCTAAATAACGATACATTCTTTTTATATCCAGCTTATTAATACTATAATCTTCAAATAATTGTTCAACTACGTTTATTTTATCGGCTTGATTATAAAAATCTTTACCATAAAATAATCTTAATTCTTGGAAAAATGCGATTAAATCTTTTTTATCCATATCTAATTTTTGCGACATATTATAAATAAATAATTGATTGTTATATTCTGTCGAATATTTTGTTAAAACCTTAGTGAATCGTACTTCTGAATCGAATTTCGTCTTATTTGTGAATGTTTCATGATATAGTTTGTTATTATAAAATGTCTTGATCAATGAACTCATTTCATTAAATTGCCATATTTGATTTTGAAATGTAATTCTATCCATATAATCGGCAAAACACATATTATTTAATATTTTCAAATAGAATGGATAAGATTCATTTTGTGGATATTTTGAAATTACATCAACTATATTTTCATGCCATATTAGTGCAATGATTGTTCGATCCGTTTCATTCATTATAGTGTTATGTTTTTCGATAGGAATATGCTCGTTAATCAGCAACTTTGTAATATTTTTTGAGTCTTCATTGTATGATTTTAAAAGCAAAATATGTTTTATTAGATTTTCATTCAATGTATTTGGATTGTTATTGTATATTTTTTGTATAAATTGTAATTTTCGCATATCACCTTGTATATATTCCAATACATGCGATTTCATTGGTATATTTGGAATAGTTTTGTCTAATATTTTTGATATTTGTGTTGTAGTTGGTGTTTTTAATTCAAATGTATTACATACTTTCATAAGTTCTCTCATTTTTTTATCAAAAAGATAATTACCAATACAAATGATAGGGTTTAATGTTATGTCTTCCAATCTTTGTTTTTTTGTTTTTTTCTGACGAATCAATTTGATTAGGGCAGTAATTCCACCTTTGTCGCCATTATTCATTCCATCAATCTCGTCCATAACAATTGCTATCTTTTTAACCGTTTTTGTCATCATATGGAGAACATTTCTATTTGAAATGTTATTATTTGTAATCGTATCAATTAACGATTTGTTTCGAACATCACCTGCATCGTATTTTACTACATCATAATTCATTTCCTTTAATAAATTCATTATAAAATGTGTTTTACCACATCCAGGAGAACCGTATATGTATATTCCTTTTTTAAACTCAATCTTCTTACAGTTATCATCAAAATTATATAAAATTTGTTTTATGTCTTGAGATATTTGCTCCCTTCCGAGAACTTGGTTTATATTCATTATGTTTATATGGAGTCTACTATTATTACAATGTATTTTTTATGTTAATTTATAACGAATACAAATTTTACACCTTTTTACATTTCAAACACCGATCATTCGTTTTAAACTATAATAAAATTGTATAACATTATAATATATGAATTTAGAAGAAATAGTTGATAATTCGAGAACCGACAAAAATACTGTACATTCATACATACCTCTCTATCAAAATTTACTGATAAATAAAAGGGAAACTGCTAAAAATGTATTAGAAATCGGAATAGAGAGAGGCGGAAGTATAAAATTATGGAGTGATTTTTTTACAAATGCTAATGTTTATGGATTGGATATTATCAATATTAATAATGTATGGGAAGGTATTAAAAATAGTGAAAAAATTATATTACATACATCAACAGACGCATACAATAACGATTTCTTTATTAATCATTTCTTAAATAAAAACATACGATGTGATTTTATGTTAGACGATGGACCACATACTTTAGAAAGTATGATACAATTTATAAAATTATATTCTCAAATAATGACAGACGATGGTATATTACACCTTTTTACAATTAAAATGCCGAATAAAAAAGAGGTTTCCCTCATTTTTATTTTTATTATTATACATACATTCACTAATAACTTTTTATTCATTCCAATCAATTATATACATTAATTTACGAGATGTATCTCTCCATTTTTCTTTTTCTATTTCTTTATCTATTACGTGTCTTGGATAACGTTTCAAATACCATTTCGCATTTTTTCCACCTTTAATTATAATATTAGGTTTATCATTTATTTTGTAAGCCAGTTGTAAAACCATCTCAAGTGTAAATGACTTATCAATTCCGCTAGCACCAACACATCCCTCTCTATCTATTGGTTGAATATCATTACGATAACCAATATCAACTCCTTTTCTTATTTCAATACTTTTTACGTGCTCCATTGTATTATTTGCTTTTTAACGAAGATTTGAAAACTTAAATGTTATATATATACTTAAAATACTTTCCATATTTTTATGAAAAAGTATTTCAATTTTTTTTTTACTATATGCACTTTTTGGTTTACCTAAATTTTATAATCGGCGTTTTAAATGAGAAAAGGTGTAATAATCGAAGATGTTCAATCCTGGGAATGGATTGATATACTTAAAAATGAAGTTCCAGAAAACTTACACTTTTGCACATTTACACCTTTTTACATTTCAAACACCGAATATAAATATTATTTATATATAATTTATTTATAAAGATTATATATAATTTATATATATAATTTATATATGAAAATTACAAAACATATTTCTTTTTTTTTTTAACGAATAGAGTTATTTATATTAATAATATTATCGACGAAACGAATAAATACGAATATACGACAGATATTTTTATTCATACAAATTTTATAGATTTAAAAAAAGAGATGTTTAATAATTATACTAATGGATATATTAAAATAATTTATCATGATTTGTCAAATATTAATCCTTTTTATTTAACTTGGAAATGTAGAGAATTATTACATCAACAAAGAAATGAATATGATATATTTATCTATATAGAAGATGACATATTAGTTCCATATAAAGCAATAAAATATTGGTTAGAATATAACAAAAATTTAATAGAAATGAATTACAATTTAGGTTTTGTAAGAATTGAAGTTGAAAATAATATTGAATATATAACAGATTTATATGGGGAAAGATTTGATACTATTATTAATTTAAATGAAACAAAATATTGTGTAAATAATAAAAATCCATATTGTGCTTTTTGGATTTATAATAAAAACGAGTTTAATAATTTTGTAAATAGTAAATATTATAAAATTAATAATATTCAAGGTTATGATATAAGAGAACAAAGTGCTATTGGTTTACACGGAGTTCATACAGATTATTATAAAAATACTTTAATTCCAATTGTCAATAATAAATTAATTGAAGATTGTAAAATATATCATATGCCAAATAATTATGTTCTTAATAAAAATACACGTTTTGCTACGATAAAATTTGATGAAGCTGTAAAAACGGCATTTGAAATGTAAAAAGGTGTAAAACGCCGACTTTTTAAATGTGTTATTTATATTCCACTTTGGGAAAATAGACCTAATTAGATATATGGAAAATGCGTTGTTGGACATTATGCATATTATATACAACGAGAAAGAGGAATTGATAATACAGATATTTTACAAAGATATTTTGAAAATATGAAAAGTAATAACTAATACTTATAATGGATTTTTTTTAAAATCAATAACATTTAAAAAATTATTAATAATAACATCTTTTAATTCAATATTTTTGGTGATTATTCCTAATCCTGCAGAATGTGTAAAATATAATTTATGCCATTCTGAGTGAATCTCTCTAAAAAACTGACGCACTTCCGGAAATGAAATAATATCATGAAATAATATAATTCCATCATTTTGCAAGAATTTTGACCATTTTTCAAAATCATTTTTTACAGCATTATATGTATGTAATCCATCAATATGTAATATATCGATTGGCTTACTCCATATTTTTGATTCTTCATTAAAATCATTATTAATTATATGAATATTGCTTAACTTATGCAATTTTATATTTTCAATAACAGAATCATATGTATTTCTTAATCCAGTATGAATATCACCCTCAAATAAATCAATTCCATAAATTATACCATTTGTATTTTGTAATGCATTTGCAAATACAAAAGTACTAAATCCATAATCAACACCTAATTCTACAACAACATTTGGATTTTTATGTTTAACTAAAAATTCAGCAAATTCTCGATGCCCAGTCCAAGCTGATATTATTTCATCAATCCAATCTTTTGACATTATATGTATTCTAAAGAAAATAACCACCTTTTCTAAACGCAATAATTATAACAGAAAACAAAAATTCATGAATTAAATTAGTAATAAACATAATAATTTATTATATTCTGTTCCATATCAACATTTTACAAATTCCATAGAAAACTTCTTTAGTCTTTAGTATGTTGAAATCAAGATTACAAAAATTAGAAGGATTGAAATATGAAGAATTAAAGAAAAATATAGAGAAAGTAGTAAGAGAAATACCAAAAGATAAATATAAAAATATAAATATAAAAATATTATTAGAGGAACATATAAACTACCAATAGGATTTATAAGGAAACCATCAAACAGAACAAGAAAATTAAAGAATTATAAATAACACATTTAAAAAGTCGGCATTTTAAATGTGCAAAGGTGTAAAACAATTTATCAAAATTTATGATTTAAGACCAAATAAAAATCGTTATGACGATATAGTTTTTACAATTGACAAATCAAATATGTAATTTAAATTTATATTTTATTATAGTTAATTAAATAACTATGTAAAAGGGTGTAAACATGAATTGCATAAATTACAACAAAAAGTATTATATTATATGTTTGAATATAATATAATTTTTTATTATTTTACATGGAACGATATTTATTTATCTACCAAATTTACTGAAATCTGCAGTTAATGGCATAAAATTAGATGATGGTTTTTGTGATAGTGCACCATTATATGTATATGGATTCATTGGTCCAACTGGTTGTCCTGGTACTAATGGAGTGGATGTTGTTGTACTGGATACACCATAAGAACCGTGAACCGGCGATGCATTGTACCCGATAGAGTTATTTGAGGCACCATATAAACGCTGTTCTCTATTTGAATCTTTAATAAAATTTGCGGTTCCTCTTCCTGCGTCTTTGATTAACCCAACTGTTCCTGAAGCTGTATCTTTTGCTAAACCAACTGTCCCTGAAGCTGTATCTTTTGCTAAACCAACTGTCCCTGAAGCTGTATCTTTGGCCAAACCAACTGTTCCCGAAACGGTTTCTTTGGCCAAACCAACTGTCCCGGAAGCTGTATCTTTTGCGAAGTTTCCAATACCAGAAGCAGCATCTTTAATAAAACTACTTGCGCCCGAACCTGCTGATTTTAATAAATCGGCTGTTTCTGAAACGGTTTCTTTGGCTAAATTAGTAGCTCCAGAACCAGTGGATTTTAATAAATCGCTAGTAGTATCAAGCGTCTTATTATAAGAATCTGATATAGGTTTATTATTTTTATTTTTACTATTATCTTCGTTATCCAATTTGTTATCTACTTTAGTGCAAGAACTATTTGATCCACAAGAATTGCATGTTCCGCTATTCGGACATGAAGGACATACTGGTGGAACAATTTGTGTTTTCAATAAATAATCCTCTGAGAAATGAACTGGTAGTGTAGTTCCACCAGTTGTATTCCAATACCAATACCATTTGTAGTATTCATCTGGCATATTTTTTAGATTTGGCATGTCAGCAGGAGTAGCAGCAGGAGTAGCAGCAGGAGTAGCAGCAGGAGTAGCAGAAGGAGTAGCAGAAGGAGTAGCAGAAGGAGTAGTAGCAGGAGCCTTCTTATTGGCTATGATTTTTTTATTTACTTTAACTGGCTGACCTACAGCACGACCGTTATTCTCAATTTTATTACCGTTATTATCAAATAAAAGTGAATAATCTATACTGTATTGGTATTTACCATTTGTTGACGGGGTTTTAAATATCAAGCTAATTACTGTATTTGCATCGTCTTGTATAAATAGTATCAAACCAATACCATCAACTTCAACTGTCCAAGGGTCAAACTTAGCACTCTTTATTGTATCATTGTCATCTAAAGTTATTTTTCCAGTTTGTCTGTCATATGCATCATAAGTACCGCTTTTATTTTTTATATATAACATTCCGCTTGATTTTTTAAAAAGTATATTTGGTAAAATTTGAAAAAATATGTCATTATTTTCGTCTGAAATCAACTGGTTGGTGGTTGACATTTCATCGTCTGAAAATTGTATTGGTTTTAATTCGTTTATTATAGAATTATTCGCATTGGAATATTCTTTCACGAGATTTTGACTATTATCTATCAAATAAGTAGCAATATTTTTGTCATTATCAATAATATGAATAAATGATTTTTTATCCCACATTGTATGAAATATTTGATTATTAGATAAATCATTATAAATATGTTGTTTTCCATATTTACTTATAAAATCAGTTGGAATACTTTCATCCATAGAAGGGAATTTGTCATTTTTATCTTTGGTATATTTTTTAACCTGTGAATCGCGTGTAAGTATTTCAATTGCAGTTAAACTGTTTCCATTATCATCTTTCGGAGCTTTATCTGTGAAAGCACTTCCGTAAACGCGCACTAAATTACCATTTGTTTTATCATAAAAATTATTATCGTATAATTTTATCAATGGGTTTTTATAACCACTAATATTAACTGGAATTAATGTAGGAGTTGAATATGCATAATTAACAAATCCTTCACTTTGTTTTAAAGTATTAATTCCTATAACAATTGATATAATTAAAACTGCTAATAATATTATAAATAACCAAAACGGTGTTAATTTAAATTTTAAATTTAACATACTATTATACTGTAATTATATATATATTTTGATACAAAAATATAAAATTGATTTTATATTTTTTAATTTATAATAAAATAATTTTAATATACATAATGCCTAAACAGCTAAAAGAAGTAGAAGCATTGAAATCACATGTTGATATTAATAATATATATGAGATAGGGGTAGACGAATGTGCGCGAGGGCCTTTATTTGGTAGATTATATGTAGCCGCAACAATTTTACCTAAAGACGATTCTTTCTTGCATTCAGAAATGAAGGATAGTAAAAAAATACATTCTATGAAAAAAATGCGTGAATTATCCGACTATATCAAGGAACATTCAATTACATGGCATATTCACTATATTGAACCTGATATAATTGATAAAATAAACATCAGACAAGCTGTATTGCAAGGAATGCGCGAATGTATTAAACAAGTTTTACTAAAAGTAGGTTCTGTCGGAAAGGATACATTGCTTGTAATTGATGGTAATGATTTTACACCATACACAGTATTTGATAATGAGAGTGAATCTATAACTGAAATACCACACATTACCGTTGAAAAAGGAGATAATACATATTCGTTTATTGCAGCTGCTTCCATTTTGGCTAAAAACGCACATGACGAATATATTCTAGAATTGTGTGAAAAATATCCTCAACTAAAAACCAGATATAATTTGCATGAAAATGTAGGATATGGAACGGCTAAACATTTAGCTGGAATAAAAGAACACGGTATTACACAATGGCATAGAAAAACGTTTGGTTGTTGCAAAACTGCATTATATAACCCTATTATACAGGTAGTAGGTGAACCCTAAAATTGAAATAATTTTATAAAAAATAATAATATATTACTATTTTTTATTTGTAATTATAACTAAAATGAAGATTGAAATAATGAATTTTCAAAATATCGATTACGAAATATTTATTGGTAGAAATAAACAAGAAAATTGGGATATAATTGACGTATCGCGTGAAACCGATATATGGTTTCATGTAGAAAATGGGCCTTCATCGCATATATTCCTTAAAACAGAAAAACCTGTCAATAACATACCAAAACAAGTAATAAAACGGTGCGCGTGTTTATGTAAATCGTATTCTTCTAGTGCTTCTGTAAAAAAATGTGAAATAATTTATACTACCGTTTCAAATATTCAAAAAGGAGAACATGTAGGTGAAGTTATCGCACAAAATACAAAAAAAATTGTTATCTAATTTCTTACAAAACCAATACGTTGAAACATTTGTTCAAACCATTTTTTTGGTACTACTGTATATTTTGTTTCTCGGTCCAATAGTGAATATCCAATTGTTAAAGAACCATTATTATAAACCATACCTAACGTATATTCCACTGGCATTTTGTCAAAAGTAAAGAATGGCGTATATCTTGTAATTTTAAATGTATTTTTATCTAATGCTACCATTACATGATAATAGAAACGTCTACTCTCATGAGATACTACATGACATAAAAACCAAATTTCGCCATCTACATTAACCCCGTTTGTCGAACCACGGAAATGATTAAAAATATTTGCACTAGGCAATGTATTGGATACATTGAAATCGCCGGTTTTGCTATTAATATCTCCTATTACGAGAGGATGCCAAGAATAAATACATTTTAAATTTCCCTTACCATCTTCAAATAAAACCCAATTTTTTTCGATTTCTTTTTGTTTTTCATATTTCAAAAATACAGACTTTGTGAAACCGGTATCTAGATCAATTTCACCATGTTCAACTACAATATTGTTTTGCCCTATTCCACGATTGGCGTTGTATAATAATTTGCCTTTATACGAAAACAACCGCATGTCTTCTAATCCCACATAACGATCATCATACATTTTATCATATTCTATTAATTTATCATCTTGAATTTGAATAAATGGATTTCCTCGTGTATTGTATCGAGTGAATACGTTATGTGTTGTTATATGGTCTTTATTTTCATAACCACCATTGTCGTTAATATGGTAATTAACATATCTTACATTAATTACTAATTCGTTATTATGAAAGCATAACGAAGGAGTGCTAGATTTAAATTCAGAAGATGTAATTAGTTTATTGCCGATTTTTTCAAATTCACATAAACGTTCATCTTGTATTGTATCTATTTTTGGAGAATAAAATTTATAATTACTCAAAACATTGTTAAATATCCATGGTTCAATATTATGATAAGCCATTAAATTCATACTACATCTTACCAAATCATAATTATCTACATTATGGTAATAACCGATAATACTTAGTTCATAATCTAATTTGTAATTATAAACGTCTTTTTCTAAAAATAAATAGTCAAAATTTTTACTTTGTCTCTTTTTATCATCTGCAATTTTAAAAAATATATATGCCAATTCATTTTTACTAGTTTCTCTATAATAATGAATAATTTCATATAGATTCTCGATACGTTCAGGAAAAACAGAAAATGCATTTAACCAACTTGTAATCGCATGATCCATATCACCTAACCATTTATAACACCTTCCCATTGCAAAATAACTATACCATATTTCTTCTACCCAACCACCCAAGTTAACTCTCTTCTTGTACGTATCAATCGCATTTTGATATTGACCGCAATCTTTATAACTGTTTGCCAAATAAAATGTATATCTATCATTATCTGGAGTTTGTTCTAATGCACTAGAAAGTAATCTGATATCACGTTGGAATTTATCGACTTTACTACCACCATCTCCGACATCCATAATAAATATATCATTCATATGAAATGCATTCGTAGTAGTACCATCTGGTGTTTGAACATATTCGTGCGTAACACCCCAATATTTCATTCCAATTCGGTTCTTAACAATACGAGCGTTCTTATAATAGAAGCTTTCACTTCCTTGAAATATATGATGCAAATCAAATTCACTCAATTTATTTTTAAATTTGGTTAGATCAAATTTATCTGATAATTTTAACATCATATCTGCGTCCATTAATAATATGTAATCCGCATTTTCCATAGTTTCGCATTGTTGTAGAGCAAAAGTTCTATTGTATCCAAAATCACGAAATGGTTCTTGGACTACTTTACCTGGAATATTTTTATTACGAAAATAACTTTCAATCAATTCTATCGTATTATCGCTACTACCAGTATCACAAATGCAATAACTGTCTATTATTTTATATACAGAATCAAACAAACGTGTAATTATTTTACTTTCATTCTTAACAATCATGTTTAGGCATAATTTTGGCAAATTAGAGGATATTGTATGCGATTTCATTCGATATTATATTATATTTTATAAGAAAAAATGTTTATATATATTTTTAATTTAATTTCAATCTATACTATAATATAGTAATATTATAATATTATAGATTAAAAAATGGCATTTACCCGTTTTCATGATGATCCTGCAAGAATAAAAAAACAATTACAAGAAAGTACTGGATTGGGTAGATATCAATTAGATGCACCTGGTCCTGGATTGAACTTACCATTTTTTGAAGACCCACAAATTAGATTGCAAGGATGGGGTGCAAATTTACGCACAAATACCATCGAATTAGATACAGATTTAAAAGGTATTTCCAGAAAACTTACTCACGACGTAGTTGATTACAAATCAAAAACACCTTATAGTGCGGCTCGTGAATACTCTACATTACCTGCATTTGTGGATGAATCCAGAGCAACACATCCAGCATGGATGTTTAGAGATTTAGAACAAACTCGTTGGAATTATTCTTTTCACGATGTTCAAAGAAAAACCGAAATTCCATTTATTAATAATGAAAGTACACGTATTTTAGAGAAAAAAAAATATGTACGCAATGTTCCAATCATTGACGGTAATAGTAGTACAGATTACTATTTAACCGGTAAATCTATGTGTATTGGCGGTAATTGTTAATTTTATCTATGTATGTTTCTCCAGAAAAAAAAAGCGCGATAATATATATTACAATATATTATCATGGAAATCGGAATACCATTATTAGCCATGGGTGGATTATATATAATTTCGAATCAATCTAAGAAAAAAGATAATTTTCAAAATAGAAGTAAATTACCGAATGTAGATGTACCTGACAAAAATTATCCATCACAGTATCCAGTAGTTTCTGCTGAAACAGATCTTACATCAAAATTATCAACAGTAAATAAATTTGATGGTACTGGAGCATATACTGACAAATATTTTAATCCTCAATATAATCAAACAAATACAGACTCATATTCTCCATTTGGCGATAGTATAGGTACAAATCCTGCTGCTAGTTATTATTCTTTAACTGGAGATAAGGTGGATCAAGCCTATTTTCGCCATAATAACATGGTTCCTTTTTTTGGTGGAAATATTCGTTCAAGAAATGTCGATGCAAACGCAAATGAATCTGTTTTAGACAATTATATTGGTTCAGGTTCTCAAACTATCGTTAAAAAGGAACAAGCGCCACTATTTGCGCCTGGTGAACACTATCAATGGGCAAATGGCGCACCAAATACTACTGATTTTATGCGCTCACGCGTTAACCCTAGTGCTAGAATGGCAAATGTTAAACCATTTGAAGAACAACGCGTCGCTCCAGGTTTAGGGTTAGGATTTACATCAGAAGGTTCAGGTGGATTTAACTCGGGTATGATGAACAGAAACTCATGGAACGAAAAAACAGTAGATGAATTGCGTGTAGCGACAAACCCTAAATCGAGTGGCCATTTGTTATTAGGTCATGAAGGTCCTGCAATGAATTATGTTACAAGACGCGGTGAATTGGGTGTAATGGAAAAAAATCGTCCCGATGGTAGTTTTGAACTAGGTCAAGATCGATATTTAATCACGACTGGTTTAGAGAAAGCTCCAACATTACGTTCTGTACCAGTTGAACGTTTTGTAAATCGTCCAGAGACCACAGTAGAATATGCAGGTGCAGCTGGTTTTGGTAAATCAAACTTATATGTTGACGGAGAACATATGCCAACCCATCGAATTGAATTAGGAACTGTTCCATTCACTCCTGCTGGCGCAAATGGTAAATATGGTGCTACAGAATCAGATTACGGAATGAAATCAAAAGTAGCATATCCAAATAATCGTAGTTCAACTGCACAAAATAGTTATTATGGTGCTATCGGCGGAGCATTTGGTGCTGCTGTAGCTCCATTATTGGATGCTCTTCGTCCTTCCAGAAAAGAAAATGCAATCGGAACATTACGTCCTTACCAAAACGCAAAATCAAATGTATCTTCTTCCTATGTATATGATCCAAATGATAAACCATTACCTACAATTCGTGAAACAACTGAATCATCCAAATTCCATTTAAATGTTAATGCAAATCAACGTGGCGGTGCATATCAGGTAGCAGAACAACAGCCAATACATAATGCTCGCGAAACCACGGGTAATTACTTTTATGCAGGTAATTCAAGTGCAGGAGCACGTTCTCAAGATATGCGTTCTTACGAAGCTGAATATAATCAAAGAAACAATGATATTAAATCGTCAACTATTGATGGAAGATTGGTCCCTGGTAATATGAATTTATATGATGGAAATATTAATATGGCTGCAAAACCAAAAGATAATTATTTAATAAATAATCGACCATTAGCACCACAAGGTACTACTGAAGCACCTTCGGTTTACAATATGGGTAGAATGAGTGGGGCAGAGCCTTTATATCAAACCATACAATTAGATCGTAATTCGCCTGATGTATTAAATGCATTGCAAGGTAATCCTTATGCTATTCCATATAGAGCAAAATAAATAAAAAATAGTGATTTATAAAATTATTTTTTATTTTTTGGATTTGTTAGTTTTCTTGGATTTCTTTGATTGTTTTGATTTCTTGGATTTGTTTGATTTATTCTTTCCTCCATTATATTTCATATCGAGTTGATCAATTTTCTGTTCAACCTCTACTGGTGCGAGTGGTTTAACCTCTACTGGTGCGAGTGGTTTAACCTCTACTGGTGCAGGTGCTGCTTTTTTTGGAAATAACATATCTAATAAACCTCCTCCATTTTTTTTTAAATTTCTACGCTTCAGTGTTTTTGCCATTGTATATATTAACGTAATATAATTTTACCAATTGCTTTTTTTAACATTAATATTAGCACCTTTATTCGCTTTTTTTGTTTTACTTGGATCAAATTCTTCATCTTCATCATCTGAACCCATATTTTTAGAAATTTCCCAAAACTCTTTGCTTCCTAAATGAAATGGTGGATGATCTTGAGCCTTATACCAAAATATTTGGTCTATTAATTTATTCGATTTTGCATTGTTGTTAATTACTAAACATTCAAAATTTTCTGTAGTATTGTCAAGAACTGCACAAAAACTCTCCAATGTAGGAAACATACTAGCATAATTTTCCCAAATACGTTTACGATTAACTAAATACGGTTCTCTTAAAATAAAAACATAATCAATATTTGTTCTTAAATTTGGTGGAATACCCAATGGATATTGCATTGTTATAATTAACATTATCTTCCAATGTCGTCCATTCATAAAAAGCAAACGCATCATTTTATCGCGGGTCCATGATTGATCATATAAGCAATCATCCATAATTACAAATGCTCGCGGATCAATGCTACTTCTTTTATATGTATCTATTTCTTTTTTAACTTCTTTCAAAACCGCTCGTTGTCTTCTTAATACATTTTCAATTAATACAGTGTTGTACTCGTCATGAATAAATAATTTAGGCACATGATTTTTATAAAATCCATTACCTGCTTCAGTTCCGGAAATAACAGTTCCAATAGGTATATCTTGGTGATAATATAATAAATCTCGTACTAAAAACGATTTTCCTGTATCACGACGACCAATAAGAACTACTACAGGGCCCTTGTTCTCGTCTGGCTTGAATGTTATATCTTTCATGCTAAATTTTTTTAGCTCTAATGTCATTTTATATGAATTAAGAATATAAAATATGCCAATAAATAATAGAGTTTTACTAAACGAATTTGTTTTGAATCGAATTATGAATCGTTTGTATATCACGATTAAAATATAAATTTTTCCTATAAATGAAAACACCAGAAAAACCAACAAGGTTTCAAATTCATTATAATAAATCGAAACCTTTAGACCTAAAGAGTTTAGAAAAACAATATATTCAGACAGAAGACGACAAGAAAAACAACTATAATCCATTCCATATCAAAAATTTTCAAAATTTTCAACCGATATATCCATTATATTTTGATATGAATGAACAAAATTATGATTCGATATGTTTAAATAACAGATATCAAATTATTGATTTAGAAACGGTTTTAGATACATCCAACGTATCAATATGTACAAAACCAATATTTATTAAGTATTCTCCTCTACTTGATCCTATAAGATATATGATTGGAAAATATGATATTAATGATCCATCGATTCATACATTACCTTCCTTCACTTCAAGTAATTGTGATAAAAAAATTGCCCATTATAACAATAGCGCATACGTAGATTGTTTCTTTAGTTTTTTATCAAGTCAATTATTACATACACATAATTTCAAGCATGGAATCGATTTTTATGGTAATTATTCAGCTATTCAAGAAAAATTCAAAATGAATATTTCAGATGATTTTGAATATTTAAACAGTTCTAATTATTTCTTAAATAATGTTGGAAAAAACTTTATAATAACAAACAATGAATCCATTTCTTACTTTAATATGAATAATTCGAGAGGCAATAAAATGAAGATTAATATTTCGAATACACCGAACATTCATAATTTATCAAATATATCAGTTATTGAAGTTAATAATACAGATAACGTAAATGCAGAATTTGATGAAAACGAAACCATAGAACAAGTATATTTAAAAAATAGTACTGAAAAAAGTGAATCGACAAATGATGATGAAGAGTCCGACACTGATACGGATACAACTGCAACTAGTGAATCTGAATCAGAAACGGATTCAACAAATGATAATGAAGAAACTGAAACAACAATTACCGATACTGATGAAAATGATGAAAATGATGAATCCTTCGTATATGCTTATGTTGATAACTTTCCAGTTCAAATGATTTGTCTTGAAAAATGCGACGGAACATTGGATGATTTATTTGAACAAAATGAAATTGACGCAGACAATGGAGCAAGTGCATTGTTTCAGATAATTATGTGTTTAATCGCTTATCAAAAATCGTTTAATATGACCCACAATGATTTACATACAAACAATATAATGTATGTTCATACCAATGAAGAATATTTGTACTATCGATTTAATAAAATAAACTACAAAGTTCCTACTTATGGTAAAATTTTCAAAATAATTGATTTTGGAAGAAGTATTTACAAATACAATGGCCAACTATTTTGCAGTGATAGTTTTGCGTCAGGTGGTGATGCTGCTACACAATATAATTTTGAACCATTTTATAATCCAAATAAACCATTACTTGAACCAAATTACAGTTTTGATTTATGTAGGTTAGGCTGTTCTATTTATGATTTTATTATAGACGATGATACCGATATAAAAGAAATGGATGAACTACAACAAACAATATTACGGTGGTGCCAAGATGATGTAGGTAAGAGTGTTTTATATAAAAAAAATGGCGAAGAGCGATATCCTAATTTTAAATTATACAAAATGATTGCTCGAAATGTTCACGCACATACACCACAAGCACAATTGTCTTATCCGGTTTTTAATAAATTTTCTATGAAAAAAACACAAAAAGTGCGAAACGAACTATTTATGGATTTAGATAAACTACCATCTTATGTGTAAAATTATTTTGTCGTAAATTTTTGTTATATGCTTATAATATACATTATGGATATTATAAGTTATTTGATATCAGAATTCTTCAAAGAAGAAAAAACAAATACAGTCATTTTGTGTATATTAAGTTTAGTAATTACTTTAATACAAACCAATGGTATTTCTTATATTACAGCAAATATTATTCAATCTATTGAACAAAATTCAAAAAAATTAACTATGCAATTTTTTCAATATTTCGTACTCGTATCTATTCTATTTTTTACAATCTATTATATTTATAAACGTTATCAAAATAATCTTATTACAAAATTAATCCAGTGGATAAAGCACGAAATATTTAAAATTATATTAAAATCGAATAATGAAAAAATGCAAAATGTTAATTTTATTGAATTTATTACTCCAATTACTCGTATATCAGTTTCATTTTATGCATTGTTTTTTGATATTATAACAGTAATTATACCTACATTCGCATTTTTATTAATTATTTCATTTTATTTCCTATATGAGAACACCGTGTTTGGTATATTTTTCTTACTTGCAAATTTAGTAATATTTTATTATATTTTTTTTAATTGGAAGAATTTAACAAAAGCAAAAAACGAACAAGAGACAATTATAAATAAAAATGAAAAATTCATTATAGACATTTTAAATAACATTGATAAAGTAATCTATCGAGGGGAAACAGTAAATGAAATTAATAATTTTACCACATTAACCGATAAAGCAATTAATTCAGGAAATGAGTTTTTAAATCTCATTTCAAACCATACTAGTTTATTAACATTTTTTGTATACATTATTATTTTTATTTCGTTATTTTATTTGATTCAATTGCGATACACAAAAAAAATTACCACAACTGTGTTTATAACATTTATGACGATTTTATTATTATATAGAGATCGAATTATTGGCACCATCAATAACTTACCGGATTGGTTAGAATTTATTGGAAGAATTGAATATATTACAGACGATTTTAATAAAATGTTGGGCAATAAACTGAATATCAATGAATTGTTTACTAAAAAATACGAATCGCATGATTTAAAATTCAATAATATAGTTTTTGATAACATTACATTTTATTACGAAACAAAGAAAAGTACTCCAGTTTTTACAAATTCTTCATTTGATGTTAAAACAAATCAAAAAATAATTGGTATTACTGGGTTAAGTGGAAAAGGAAAATCTTCATTTGCCAAATTACTATTGCGTTTATATGAACCAGTAAGTGGAAAAATATATATAGATGGCGTTGATATTTCTACAATTGATCCTGATTATATTCGTCAAAATATAACATATGTTAATCAAAATTCCAGGTTATTTGATAAAAAAATATTAGATAATATGCTGTATGGATGCAAAGATAGTGAGAAATGCAAGGGATTTTTAAAAGAGATCATGAAATATCCAAAAATTCAGGGATTATACAAGAATGTTGATATTTATAATTCATATGCAGGTTCTCTTGGAGAAAATTTATCTGGCGGACAACGTCAAGTTGTTAACATTATTAGTGGTTTAATTAATCCATCGAAAATATTAATTTTAGATGAACCTACAAATGCATTGGATCCCGAATTAAAACGCGAGCTAATCATGTTGATTAGTGATTTCAAAAAATACAAACAATGTATTATTATTATTACCCACGACCGAGATGTTCATGCATTGTTTGATGAAACATTGAAACTGTAGGTACAATAGGGACAATAGGTTAAAAATAAAAAATAATATAAACACTACGAATTATATTATTTATTATTTGCATACATAATTTGAAACAATGAATCGTGTAGAACAAATGGAAAAAATACAAAAAGAAGGATTAGAATTATTTACTAAAAAAAACATAGATTACGGTGATGCGTTTGCAAAATATGGTGTTATTGGAGTGTTGATGCGAATTGAAGATAAAATACAACGTTCGCTGTCTATTACAAAAAATGGTGTGAATTTGGTAAAAGACGAAGGAATTCGCGATACGTTATTGGACTTACATAATTATGCAGCAATGGCCTTAATGTTGTTGGACGAATGATTCAGATATTTTACTACACCTTTTCTCATTTACACCTTTTCTCATTTAAAATGCCCATCTAAATGAAATTTTATACTAAAAATCTTCAAATCCAGCATCTAACCATGCTGAAATACGTTTTGGATGGAAGGATACCATCATTAATTCCTCAAAATAAATATCAACCATTTGTTTCTTCATTGTTTTATAATCAATTTCATAAATAGATGGATTGGTTGATAAAAACTGCCAATCAATTTTATCTTGATTTTTTTCTAATAAATGAATAGCATTTGGATTTTTTGATAAAATTAGGCCAATTAATTTTGTCTGGATTTGCTTCTAATAAATGAATTGCATTTGGATTTTTTGATAAATGCATCCATTTAATTTTATCTTGATTTTGTTCTAACAAATGAATAGCGTTAGGATTGAATGATAAAAATCCCCAATGAATTTTATCTAGATTTTGTTCTAATAAATGAATAGCACTTGGATTGTCTGATAAGAAATGCCAATTAATTTTATCTGGATTTGCTTCTAATAAATGAATTGCATTTGGGTTTTTTGACAAACCGCCGCAAGTAATTTTATCTGGATTTGCTTCTAATAAATGTATAGCATTTGGATTACATGACAAGAAACTCCAATTAATTTTATCTTGATTTTGTTCTAATAAATGAATAGCATTTGGATTAGTTGATAAATAAGGCCAATAAATTTTATCTGGATTTGCTTCTAATAAATGAATAGCATTTGGATTTTTTGATAACATATTCCAATTAATTCCATCTAGATTTGCTTCTAATAAAGGTATAGCATTTGGATTTGTTGATAATCCATATAATCCATCCCAATTAAGTTTATTTGGGTCTATCCAATCTAATAATTTATATACAGGTTCTGGTTGTTTCATTTTTGATAATTGTTTGAATATAGATTTCTATTATAATAATAAAAAACAAGACCAGTAGAGTTTCAAATTCAAGCATCGTCTTTCACCTGTGGTAATAAAAAAGCAGGGTTTAGTAAGACAATCGGCGTTAAAGAAACAATCCCTAATGGGTAAGCACGCCTATTGATTTTACACTTTTATATTTTTTATTCTGTTAAGTCGGCGTTTGAAATGTAAAAAGGTGTAAACGTTTAAACAATACAAATTGAAATTCGGCATTTGAAATGTAAAAATGTGTAAATTGATTTTTATATATTAATAACATACAAATATTTTTACACCTTTTCTCATTTAGACCGGCGAAGATTTCAAATGGGACGCCATTAGGCGGCGTCTATTTGAAATTTCGTGGGCAATACCTGAAGATGCGAAAGGGACAATTGTCCCATTTCAAATCTTCAAAGGTATAAAACGCCAATTTTAGAGCAACACGTATTTTATATGCCGAAATATTTATCTAATATTGTATATATGGATAAAACGCTTGTAATTATTTTATGTGAAACAAGAGCAAGTGAATTAACTTTTGAGAGTTTTAAAAAAAATGTTATAGATGAGTTAAATGCTGATTTATGTCTGTGTATTGGTGTTAAACCTGACTATGACTATAATAACCCATTTTATAATTTAGCAAAATATAAATTTACTTATGATGAACCAGATGATTTTGGTGATGCGTTTGAATATGCTTATAATATAATATCCCAAAATAAACCGAAATATGAATGCCTTTGTAATGTTAATTCTTTGTATGGCAAATTACAAAATCCAAAAGAATCAACTGAAAATATTACTTATTACGGAAATAATGATGAATGTCTAACAAATATTGATGATTTTAATGATGAAGTTGTAATACATACCCAAGATTTTCCAGATAAATCTTGGGAAAATCAAGTATATGGCATTAAAAATAGTAATGGTGATAATCTAGTTTGGCAAGAAAATGTAATTACATATAGAAAACCTTTATATTGGCGTGAATTTTTGAAAATAAAAGACCATCTTTTAGGAGGAGTAATTGATAGTCATAATCAACATCCAGGTTCTGCCGGCATATTAATATTTTTTAGATGGTTTTTATTAAAAAATTTGATTGATAATGATTTAATAAATAAATATGAAAGGTTTATTATTACGAGAAGTGATTTTATTTATCAACTACCTCATCCTAATGTAGAACACATGAATGACAATTGTATATGGATTCCTGATTGTGAGCATTATGGTGGATATACAGATAGACATGTCGTTTTATCTAAAAATAATATTGAATCCTATTTGAATATATTTAATAATTTAGTTCTTAGGTCAAATGAATATTTTATGAAAATGAAAAATAAAAATGATTGGAATTTAGAACGGGTTATACCATTTCACTTGGAACAAAATAATGTATTACATCTTGTTAAAGAATTTCCTTATATTATGTATTCAATTAGAAACATAAATGGAACAACACGATGGTCTACAGGTAATTATTCAAATGAATTAGGGTATTACATAAAATATCAAAGTGAATATGATAAATCAAGTAATTATAAAAATGAATTTGAAAAATCTGGATTGACAATTGATGATTTTTATAAAAAAAAAATTTCTATAAGAAAAAATTATAATATAAATACACCTATTCCATTGAATACAATTCATAAATTTATTATAGATGAATATGAAAAAGATTTAAAATTTATAAATATAGATGGATTTATAAATGGGGTCAATTCAAACTCTTATAATCAAATACCTGAGATTTGTAAGAAATACATGAACTATATTGATAACAATTGGCAATTAAAGTGGTGTAATAATATGATTGACGAATTATTGAATTGTTGTGATAATTCAGAATATAAAAAATTATCACCAAATGATTATCCAAATTCATCTTTACAATTTGTTGAAGTATTTAATAAATTTGTTAATTTGTCAGGAAAAACATGTTTGGTATTAGGTTCCATATCTCCATGGGTAGAATGTTTATCATTACATTTTAATGCTAAGTGTGTAACTACATTAGATTATATAGCACCTGAATGTAATTATAAAATTAACACTTTATCTATTGATAATTATAACAAAGAAATGAAATATGATGTTATTATATCATTTTCATCTTTAGAACATGATGGATTGGGTAGATATGGAGACCCTATAAATCCGAATGGTGATATTGATGCTTGTATAGAAGCTTATAGTATGTTAAATAAAGAAGGTTATTTTATTTGTGGAATTCCAATCGGGGATGGGTGTATTGAAGGAAATTTTCATAGAATATATAACAAAAAACGAATAGATAAACTATTTAGTTTGTTTCAAAATTATATTGGAAGTGTAAATTATCAAACATTAGATAATAAATTAAATTTTACTGGAACAAATTGGCAAAATCAACCAATTTTTATATATAAGAAATAAATATTTATTATTACAACATAGTGTTAATGGTAGCTAGTATTGTTATGACTGACGCTACATATATCCACGTAAAATGACCCACGTTATTCTTTACAAAAACCAATTTCAACATATTTTTACGAACATCTTCGAGTTGTTCTGTCGTTAAATCGGGATTCAAGTAAAAATCGGTTTCGCCATCGGAATCTTTAGGTAATGCATCAAACATATCATTGAACTTCGGAATATCAAATGGTGTAATCAAAATATTAAATGGCATTTCAAATGTAGAATCTTCGCCTTCTATCGTTTTGTCAAATTGTTTTGTTTTGAAAATGTTTTTCATAGTATCTTTCAATCCAAAAAATGTGTTTATTATAAAAAACCCGAACGTGTTTTCAAATACTTCTACTAAACTAGGTATATTTCCAATAATAAAAAACGTAGAACCAACAATTGTTATAAATAAGATACTTGTAATTGTAAGTATATTAACCGATTCTTTTATTTTAAACACTTCACTAAGCATAATAATATTAATAAAAACAACAAAACCCCATAATAATACAAATGTCCAAAATCGACTTTCGATTACTTTCGATCGAAATAAATACCAGAAATCATTAGGATCACCGTCTTTGGTCGGAATGTTAGTATATCGTTCAGTTGAAATATTTTTATACAAAAATGTATTAATTACATAATAAATAAATGCTGATATGAAAAATAAAATGCTAAATGCAATAGTTAATGGTAATATAAAATATTTTGGCTTCTTTTTAACGTTGCTAATCGCATCTTTATTTAGTTTATCATTTGGTTCTTTATTTTCTAAGTTCTCCTTTTCTTTTTTTTTAAATAATTCAAATGGGTTCGGTAATACAGAATTCATTACTTATATATTCTATTGACAATAATTTGGTTAAAGTTTTACTAATTTTTTCGCATTAAGAAATATACATAAAAGTCAATACAAATACAAAACTAAAATGGAATTTCCTAGACTTATTGAACCCAATGTTAAAAATTACCTATACGATACCTTGCAAAAATGTCATCAACAAAAAGATGTTTTATATGGTTGGGTGTTCAATATAGGTTTATTTGTAATCATAGTTGTTGTTCTAGTAGTTGTCCTATATTTTTGTAGAAAACGAAAACTTACACCATATGAACAACATATAAAAATGACACGTGAACAAGATTATATATTATCAAAAATACGTCAATATCAAACAGACAGGCGCAATCAACCAATACAAAACCATCATAATTCTACATCCTCAATTACAAATTTACCAACAATACAAGAAAATATTTAGAAGATATTTATGTTTGTATGGAGAACTTTGTATATTACATAATTATATATAGCTAATTTATAGTTAATTATGAATATTATTCATGTTAAAAGAGAATCGATTATTACAGATAATAATACTGCGCAATATGAATTTTCGAATATTATAAGAGACCTGAATACAAACATAAGTGAATTAAACATACAAACGCCTTTACATGGCGCATTGGATCTTAGTTCCCTTTCTGAAAAAGGGTTTAATAATATTAAAACGATTATATTCGGTGAAGGTGAAATCACTAACATATATCATGTCCCGCAAGGAGTTAATAAATTAATTTGCGCTAAAAATTTACTTGTTGAACTTGAAGATTTGCCTACATCAATTACATATTTGGACTGCGATCATAACTATTTAGTATCCTTTGATTTTTCTAAATTATCTATGTTAGAAGAGTTTCATTGCAGTGATAATAAAATAGAAGAATTGAAAAATATACCAAGAAGTATAATATCGTTGCATTGCGAACAAAATAAGTTAAGACATTTAGATTTAAAAAATTTAGTTAACTTGAAAACATTGCATGTATCAAATAATCCACTTATTATTATTGAAAACTTGCCAGATACAGTACACGAGTTTGTATCAGAAAATAATCCAATTGAAATGGCAATCGTAGAAAATGAAGCACAAATTTCACAAGAGGATGTTAATAAAACAAAAAAACAAATTGAAAAAAAAATAAATTACATAGAAGCCATCGATCGATACTTTAAATTAAAATCTAAATACGAGAACGATTTGAATCGAGCGAAACATAAGGAATTTAAAAAATATGAAAATAAGAAAACAGCAAGCAAAAAAGCCTCACTAGTTAAACCAAAATGCATTAATTGTCATCGACCAGTTGGTACTATTTTTTCGTGCTCTTCTAGTGGATATTCTGCAATTTGTGGAGACAAAAATCAACCATGTCAATTAAATATTGTATTATCGCGGGGGTATTCAAAACCGATTGAAGATTTGGTTAATTTCTTTAAAGAAAGCATTGATGATACAAAAACTGAAATCATACAACAAAAAATGAATACATTATTCAGTTATATTTCAGAAGACCAATCTGCACAAATATTTACAAAGAAAATAAAAGAATATAACAATGATAGTAAGATATTTGCAAATAATCTTAGTATATACAATGATTTGTATAACAATTCTCATAAAGTAGAAATGATACAGAAAAAAAACGAAACAATTCATAGTATTCATAGAAAAATACGAGCAATGATCGATGAATATAAAAACACAGAACACAAAGAAACATTGCGTACTGCAATTGATGTGTATATTCGCGATTTAATTCCTGAAATTGATAATTTACGCAGATTAAAATATGAAATCAATGAAATGATTGTAGACGATGACGGAAATGATGCATTATATCAACGTGAAGTTGCATTATCTAAAATGGAGCATACATATGGAGAACATCCAAGTGTATCAAAATTCAAGATAAATTAATACGGTGATATTATATAATTGGATTTATAAAATTGATTTATTATTTTATTATAACAAATCAATGGTATTATAATAAAATAAAATGGGGATTACAATAAGTCGCTATTGCAACAATAACAATAATAGTATACATACAAATGAATGTTTGATCTGTTGGGACAAAATCAATACTACTGCAAATTTTACAAAATGTCTTCGTTGTAATATAGTATTACATAGTGAATGTGAAACTATATACAGGGGCGTAAGAGATTGGTGTAAATGTCCGCATTGTCAGAGGGTTGGATCATTGGGAACTATAACATGATTATACGCAAGCATTATAATTGGATACTCCACTCCAAAGAACACTATAATTATTTGCCCACTTTTTTTTAGCACATAATTCACTTAGACCTTGATTTTTCCATCCTGCATTGGTAAAATTGATACTGTCTTTACTACTTGAAATACCCGGTGTATTATCTGTTGTATATCCGCTTGTTGGTGCATTTATACCGATTGGAATTGTACAAGAACCATTTGCATTTACAACCCAATAATCCGGACAATCTGATGCAGATGGCGGGAACGTTTTAGATGCATTTAAACGTGAAATTAATAAACCTACACTGGTTAATGCCAATATAAGAATTATAATCGCTATAATAAGAACAATAAAGTAAAATGACATTAAGTTGTAATATATATATAGTTTATATTTTGTTATCCTAAATATATGAAAAATATATAGAATAAATATATACCTATTTAATATTACAATGTTTTCAAATCAAACTAAATTAAATTCTGAATCAGTTAATTATGTTGATAAGATATTAGATTTAGAAAAATACAATGGTCGTGTTAATATTATCCAACCACCCAATCCAGATATTCAGTTTCAAATGGCCGAAAAAATATCAATAACAAATCGCGCTACCGATTATCGTGAATCGCTCAGTGGTAATTTTGAAGACAATGTTCTAGCACAAGTTTTCTTTTGTAAAGAGAATATTCAAATCATTCAGAATGGATTACGTGCTGGTGTACATGAAATGTCAAATAACAAGTACATTATTCCAAATCAAAATATTAACAATTTAAAGATCATTATGCGTAGTACATATTTACAATATGCAGAACATTATGCTACTGATATTACAAAACAGGTTGAACGACTAAATAAAATAGTATTGGATTACTGCATCCCTTCGGTTTATAATGAAGCAGTTGGATATGAACGTTATTGTCAAGATCAAAGTTCTCTAGTAGTGCCTTTAGTATTACCTCAACACCATGATCGTGAATACAAACAACTTGAACTCAAACCATGGGTGTAAACATTCCAATAAAATATAATTTTATTTATTTATATTTTATTTAGTTATTTCGCTTAGTATTACTTTTGTCTTTTTTGATGTTTTTGACTTTTTTGATGTTTTTGACTTTTTTGATGTTTTTGACTTTTTTGATGTTTTTGACTTTTTTGATGTTTTTGACTTTTTTGATGTTTTTGACTTTTTTGATGTTTTTGACTTTTTTGATGTTTTTGAC